CGCATCGGTAAGCAAGGCTTAACGCCTAAATCCGCAGATGCTTGAACACTTAATCAGCGCCGAGTTGGACCCGACCGTTTTTGACGGTCAGCCGCAAGGCTTCACGCCGCTGGATAAAACCACACCCACACAACTGATCGACGCGCAAGCTGAGACAGCGCAGTGGCTGGAAGAGTTGGGGCTGAGCGACGACAAGGTTGCGGATCAAGCTGCTACCACCACAGCCCGGGCGGCATTTGCCGCTATTACGACAGGCACCACACAGGGCAACATCCAGAACGCCCTGACCTCCATGAAGACACCCGCTGCCGTGCAGCGCCTCGTGGGGATGCTGACCGCCTACGACTGGGAATTTGTACAGCAAGCCAAAGAGCTGCGCGGATATACAGTAGCCAAGCTCCTAGAAGAGACAGAGAACCCCAACGCCAACATCCGCTTGAAGGCCCTTGGCCTCCTCGGCAAGGTCACGGAAGTCGGGCTGTTCACCGAAAAGGTGGAGATCACCAAGGCCCCGGCCTCCGACGCTGAGCTGGACGCTCGTATTAAAGAGAAGCTTGGCAAGTTCATGGGTGTCGTGGATGTGGTGGACGTGTATAAAAACGAAGCTGATGTGCACACAGTCGAGCCGACACAGATAGAAAACAGCGAAAACCATACAGATGCAACTGACCAGCCTGACCAAGCTTGAGCTGGAAGCCTTGCAAAAAGCCCTGCCGTATATGAACGCGCAGGAGAAGGCAGAGTTGCTGGCTGATCTGGAAGAGCGCGAAAAGCGCGCCAGTCTGGCCGCTGCACAAGACAACATGCTGGGGTTCGCCAAGGCCGTGTACCCCGGCTTTAAGATTGGTCCTCACCACAAGAAGCTTGCCAAGATTTTCACGGATGTGATCGAGGGCAGGAAAAAGCGCGTGATCATCAACATCGCGCCGCGTATGGGCAAGTCGGAGTTCTCCTCCTACTTGTTCCCTGCCTACTTCCTTGGCAAGTATCCTCAGAAGAAGATCATCATGGGCACGCACACTGCGGGCCTCTCGGAAGACTTTGGTCGGCGCATCAGGAACCTGATCGACAGCGAAGACTATGCGCAGATTTTCCCTTCCACTATCGTGGCAGACGACCAAAAGGCTGCTGGCAAGTGGTCTACGTCGGCTGGCGGTCAGTATTACGCAGCCGGTGTGGGAGGTGCCCTTGCGGGTCGTGGCGCTGATCTGTTTGTCATTGATGATCCACATTCTGAGCAGGACGTAAAGACCAACAGCCGCCTCGCCTTCGACACTGCGTGGTCGTGGTTCCAGACTGGGCCGCTGCAGCGTCTGATGCCGGGTGGTGCCATCATCATTATCATGACGCGCTGGTCGCTGCTCGACCTCACGGGCCGTCTGATTGACTACCAAACCAAAAACCCGGACTCGATCCCGTGGGAAATCGTGGAACTGCCGGCCATCCTCAACGAGGGAGAGGGTGAACAGGAGAAAAGCCTGTGGCCCGAGCAGTGGCCGCTGGAATTGCTCAAAGCTACCAAGGCCAGCATCGACCCCCGGTACTGGAACGCCCAGTACATGCAGCAGCCCACGGCGGAATCCAGCGCAGTCATCTCGCGCAAGCACTGGCGCATCTGGGAAAAGGACAATCCGCCCCCGTGCGACTACGTGATCCAGTCATGGGACACGGCGTTCGAGACCAAAAACACCTCCGACTACAGCGCCTGCACAACATGGGGCGTTTGGTACAACGAGGAAGAAGGCAACAGCCCGCAGGTGATCCTGCTGGACGCCTTCAAAGACCGCATGGCCTTCCCGGAACTCAAAGAAATTGCACTAAAGCACTACAAAGAATGGAATCCGGACGCGTTTATCGTGGAAAAGAAGGCCGCTGGCGCGCCTCTGATCCAAGAACTTCGGAATATGGGCATCCCGGTCTCCGAGTTCAGCCCGAGTCGGGGCAACGACAAGATGGTGCGCGTGAACGCGGTTGCAGATTTGTTCACCTCGGGTAAAGTCTGGGCACCTGACACGCGCTGGGCGCGTGAAGTGATCGAAGAGGTGGCTGCTTTCCCAGTCGGCGAGAACGACGACTATGTGGATACGACCACGCAAGCTCTTTTGCGCTACCGACAAGGCGGGTTTATCTCGCTGGACACGGATGAGCAGGAAGATCGGTTCTTCCAGCGGCGCAAAGCGGCGTATTACTAGGATTTAAGGACAGCACATGGCTACCAACATCGACAAAGCCCTCTATCCGGCACCGCAAGGGATTGAAGACCTCGCGCAGGGACAACCCGACATCGAAATTGAGATCGTTGACCCTGAAGAAGTCAACATCGGCGTGGATGGGATGGAGATTAGCCTGCGCCCCGGCGATGAGGACGATGGTGATGGTGGGTTTAATGAAAACTTAGTCGATGTCCTGCCCGACGGTGAGATTTTGGAGATCGTCTCGCAGCTCTCCGCTGACATCGACAACGATAAGAACAGCCGCAAAGAGTGGGAGAAGACCTACACAGAGGGTCTTAAACTTCTGGGCCTACAGATGGAGGACCGCACGGAGCCGTGGGATGGCGCGTGTGGTGTGTTCCACCCGATGATTACGGAAGCGGTTGTGCGCTTCCAAGCTGAAACGATTACTGAAACGTTCCCTGCGCAAGGCCCGGTGCGCACCAAAATTATCGGCAAAGAGACTGTCGAAGTAAAAGAAGCGTCCATCCGCGTGCAGGATGACATGAACTTCGAGCTGACCGAGGTCATGAAGGAGTTCCGCCCGGAGCATGAGCGCATGCTGTGGAGCTTGCCGGCAACGGGCTCGGCCTTCAAGAAGGTGTACTACGACCCGGGTCTGGGCCGTCAGGTGTCGATGTTCGTGCCCGCCGAAGACGTGCTGCTTCCCTACGGTACGACTGATCTAGATACATGCCACCGCGTCACGCATCTGATGCGCAAGAGCAAAGACGACATCGTGCGTCTGCAAGAAGCTGGCTTTTACTGTGACGTGCAGCTTGGCGAGCCTAGCAAGAGCAAGGACGACATCCAGCAAGCCAAGGACAGAGAGACTGGCTTCTCGGACATCAACGACAACCGGTTCCAGCTTGCCGAGAGCCATGTCAGTCTGGTGGTCAAGGGCGACAAGTTCCGTCCAAAAGACTCTGAGATTTCGCTGCCGTACGTGGTGACCTTTATCAAGGGCACCAATCAGGTTCTGGCTATCCGCCGCAACTGGAAGGAGGACGACGACTATCACCAAAAGCGTCAGCACTTCGTCCACTACCAATACATCCCCGGCTTCGGTGCGTATGGCTTCGGTCTGTTCCACCTGATCGGCGGCTTTGCGAAGTCGGCGACTTCCTTGATGCGTCAGCTTGTGGACGCAGGCACGCTCTCTAACCTGCCGGGTGGCCTGAAGTCCCGTGGTCTGCGGATCAAGGGCGACGACACCCCCATCGCTCCCGGCGAGTTCCGCGACGTGGACTTGGGCAGTGGCAACATCCGCGACAACATCCTGCCGCTGCCGTACAAAGAGCCGTCCAACGTGCTGTACCAGTTGCTGGGCACCATCGTGGATGAGGGCCGTCGGTTTGCTGCCACTGCGGATATGAAGGTGTCCGACATGTCGGCGCAGGCCCCCGTGGGGACGACGCTGGCACTGCTGGAGCGCCAGCTTAAAGTCCTGACGGCGGTCCAAGCCCGAGTGCACTACGCCTTGAAGCAAGAGCTGGGGCTGCTAAAGAACATCATCCGTGACTACACGGACGTGGACTACGAGTACACCCCGGAGTACGGCAGCAAGCGCGCCAAGCAGGGTGACTACGACTTGGTGGATGTGATCCCGGTCTCGGACCCCAACGCCTCGACCATGAGTCAGCGCGTGGTGCAGTACCAAGCTGTGATCCAGATGGCGCAGATGGCTCCGGACATCTATGACCTGCCGCAGCTTCACCGCTCCATGCTGGAGGTGCTCGGTGTTAAGCATGCCGAGAAGCTCGTACCCCTGCCCGACGACATGAAGCCGACCGACCCCGTGTCGGAGAACATGGCTGTGCTGCGCGGCAAGCCGGTCAAAGCCTTCATGTACCAAGACCATCAGGCCCACATTCAGGTGCACATGGCTGCGATGCAAGACCCGATGCTCATGCAGCTCATCGGTCAGAACCCGAAGGCGCAAATGATGATGGCTGCCATGCAGGCACACATTGCTGACCACACGGCGTTCCTGTACCGCCAGAAAGTGGAGCAGCAACTGGGCTTCGCCCTGCCGCCTGAAGAGGACAAGCTGCCCCCGCAGATCGAGACCGCGATGTCGTCGATGATGGCAAAAGCTGCCCAGCAGGTGCTGATGCAAAACCAAACGCAGGCTGCACAGCAACAAGCTCAGCAGCAGGCGCAAGACCCGGTGCTGCAGATGCAACAGCAAGAACTTCAAATCCGCGCACAAGAAGTGGCGATCAAGGATAAGAAAGTTCAGGCTGATGCTGCGGCTAAAGCCGATGAGCTGGAGCTTAAAGAGAAACAACTTCAGATTGATGCGGCTTACAAGGCCGACAAACTTGAAGCAGAACAAGAACGTGACGGTGCTCGCATGGGCATCGACATCGCAAAGTCCCGTGCGCAAGCACAACAAAGGAGAGCACCTAGCAAATGATCGATGAATTCGCACGCGTATTGCGCGAACAAATACGCAACGACATGAACAACTACGCCGACGATCTGGCGGGTGGGATGTGTCGCTCTTTTGACGAATACCAAAAACTCTGCGGCGTCATTCAAGGTCTAGCCGTTGCAGAGCGTCATCTCCTCGACCTTGCTAAGAAAGCGACAGAACAAGATGAGTGAAATCATCCTGCCTCCCGGTATTACCCTGCCTCCTCACGTTCAACCGACTGATGCGCCTGATGAAGGTGCTGACGCCGAGACCAAAGCTGGAGCACTGCCGACCCCCACGGGTTGGAAGCTGCTGTGCATCGTCCCTGATGTCGATACAAAGATCGCAGGTACGTCGCTGGATTTGGTGCGTGACCAAGCCTCCTTGCGTCAAGAAGAACACGCCACAACCGTGCTCTTTGTTTTGCGCATGGGGCCAGACGCGTACAAAGACTCCGCCAAGTTCCCTAACGGGGCGTGGTGCAAGGAAGGCGACTTTGTGCTCGTGCGTACCTACTCTGGTACGCGGTTTAAGATTTTTGGAAAAGAGTTTCGCCTGATTAACGACGATCAGGTCGAAGCTGTTGTGCAAGACCCTCGCGGTGTGACCCGCGCTTGAAGGAGTAACTATGGCAAGTGATAAGGATGAGTTCAAATTTCCCGACGAGATCGAGGAAAAGAACCCAGAAAGCCAAAGTGCTGAGACAGAGATCGAGATTGAGATCGTCGATGACACGCCGCCCCAAGACCGAGGCCGCAAGCCTTTGGAACGTGAGGTAGCCGATCCGACGGAAGAAGAGATCGAGACTTACTCCGACAAGGTCAAGAGCCGCATTAAAGAACTGACCCACGCCCGTCACGACGAACGCCGCAAGGCCGAAGCGCTGGCCCGTGAACGTCAGGAACTTGAGCGCCTTGCACAGCAGCTCATTGATGAGAACAAGAGCCTTAAGCAACGCTACAACGCGGGGCAAGAGGTTTACGCCACGACCGCCAAGGAAAAGGCGGAGTCCGACCTCGACATTGCCCGCCGTGAGCTGAAACAGGCCCACGAGGCGTTTGACACGGACGCGATTGTTGCAGCGCAAGAAAAGCTGGCTGAAGCTAAGATGCGCTCCGAGGCTGCAAAAAACTTTAAGCCGACCCCTTTACAGGAGGCGGAATATGAGCTAAAACCTCAACAAAATTCGGAACAGGCCGTCAAACCCGACGAAAAATCCCTGCGCTGGCAGGCAAGAAACCAGTGGTTCGGGCAAGATGGCTTCGAGGAATACACCAGCTACGCACTAGGGCTGCACCAAAAACTAGTCTCCGGTGGCATTGACCCCCGCTCTGATAGTTACTACGACCAGATTGACGGTCGCATGAAGTCGAAGTTTCCCGAGCTTTTCGGTGAGACCGAAGACAAGCCAAAGTCCGGTGAGGTTCAAAAGAAACCTACAACGGTTGTCGCCCCGGCTGCACGCAGTACGTCGGCTGGAAAAATCCGTTTGACAGCAACACAAGTGGCGCTGGCTAAGAAATTTAACCTAACGCCGCAGCAGTATGCTGCCCAAGTAGCTAAACTGGAGAACCAAAATGGCTGAAACCCGTACCCCTCGTGATCTCGTGTCACGCGAAAAAACTTCTCGATCAGTGTATGTTCCCCCGAGCGCACTGCCCGATCCGACCCCCGAGCCGGGTTATGTCTACCACTGGGTTGCGACCCATGTGCTTGGACAAGCTGACCCGACCAACGTGTCCAAAAAGATGCGTGACAACTGGGTGCCGGTGAAGGCGGAAGATCATCCGGAACTGATGCTGTTGGGTAATCCCACGACGGGCAACGTAGAGATTGGTGGCCTCATGCTGTGTAAGCAGACCATTGAGCAATACCGTGCTCGCCAAGAGTATTACAGCCGACAGGCTCAGTCCCAGATGGAGTCGGTGGACAACCACTTCATGCGAAACAATGACCCGCGTATGCCGCTGTTTGCAGACCGCAAGTCTTCAACCAGTCGCGGAGCTGGGTTTGGTTCTGGTTCTAAGTAACTTAGGAGTCCTTAAATGGCATCTACGCAATCCCCCTACGGCCTTCGCGCCGTAAACCGTAACGACGGCATGCCCTATGCCGGCGCTACGAGTCAGTTCCTGATCGATCCCGCAGGTCTGGCTTCCAACATCTTCAACGGCCAAGTCGTTATCATTAACGCCAACGGTTACATCGCTCTGTCTACCGCCACCGGCGCAGACCTGACGGCTAACAACCTCGGCGGCAGTGGTCTTGGCGCTTGGGGTGTGTTTGTTGGCTGTTCTTACATCAACGCCCAAGGTCAGCAGATCTATGCTCAGTACTACCCCTCCGGCACCACCGGCGTGGTGACTGCATACGTGATCACCGACCCCAGCGTGACGTTCCAAGCTCAGCTGGATGGCACCACCACCCAAGCCGCTCTTGGCGCGAACACCTTCTTCGCCGCCGCTCAGAGCAGCCTGACTGGTTCTACCCAGACCGGCAACTCGACCAGCGCGCTGGAATCGACCGTTGTTACCACCGCCGCCGCGTTCAAGATCATTGGTTTCGCCTCCCCGGTGACCGACCTGTGGCCTGACGTGCTGGAAGTTCAACCCCGGCGCTCA